TGAGTAAGACCAGCAGGGGCGGCTGTAGGCCTCGTTGCCGCTGAAGCTCTCGACGAAGAAGCAGCGGCAGACATCGGGCTTGTCCATAAAGGCGGTGCGGTACTCAAAATCGCCGTCGGCGGGTGCGGCGGCCAACTCTTTAAGTGCCGACCAGCTTTCCAAGGCAACGTCACTGCCGTCGCCGTAGACCAGCGACCACAGCCTGAAATTGTCGTCGGTATCCTGGCCGGTGACAAAAAGGTTCCAGTCGCCGTCATAGACAGTGGCCAGACCGGAGAGGTCGCCGGTTGACTTGTCCCAGGCGACCTTGCCCTGCCAGCTATCGTTTAACCGCTTCATCACGTAGAGGGTGGCCTGGTCGGCGAAGAGCAGGGCGATATCGCCGTTGGGCTTGTAGGCACAGGCCAGTCCGTTGATGGCGGTGGTGGGGGTATAGGTCAGCAGCTGGGGGCTGCCCCAGCTGGCCCCGTAGTCGGTGCTCTTGAGGTGGTAGAGCTTGCGGTCACCCTTAATCCAGAAGATGCTGGCTTCAGACCCCAGCGAGCAGGCAGCCACCGTAACCACGTCATACTGGCTGGTGTAGACCCACTGGCTGAAGTCGGACTGGGGGGCGGGGCTGGCCACCCTCTGGCGGTAGAGCTTCCGGCCATCGGAGGGGGGCGTTACCCTGACCCGTAGCAGGGAGCCGTCGCCGGGCATGGTCAGGGCGTGGTAGTAGTCAGCCTCGGAGCCAGTATAGAGCCTCTCCCAGCGCAGGCTGACCACCCCGGCGTGCTTATTCGAGGCCTCCACCTTAACGTAGGGGATGCGGGAAGCCTGCTGCTGGGCGGCCAGCAACGTCGAGCTGAGCTCTCTCATCTAGCCCTCCTCACCAGAAAATATGCCCCAGGATAATGCCCAGTGCCCCGAATAATAAGAGCCAGAGCAGGGGGTGTTTCTGCTGGCTGTCCCGGATGATATAGGTCCAGGGCCGGCCCCCTATCCGGCTCCAGAGCCACTGGTACAGTTTTTCTATCATCTTTACCCCTTACCCCAGCGCCGCCAGGGTATCGGGCAGCGCCTTACCCGCTTTAAGGTAGTGGGCGGCCAGATGCTTGGCCGCCTGGAGTATCTGCTCCGGGCTGGCGTCAACTCTACGCCCCCGGTGGCCGCCGGGCGATAGCGCCGCCACCGCCGCCGGCATTAACTCCCAGTCAACCGTCTTCTCTATATCCAGCCGTCCTTTGAGCGCCCGGAGGATGCTCTGCTTGTGGTGGGGCAGCTTCCAGGTCTGGGGGTCATCGGGGTCGCCGACGACGGCAAACGCCTCCCTGGGTAAATCGTCCTTGGTCTTGGCCAGTGCCTCTCTCACTTTCATCTTAGTCTCCTTTACTGGCGGTAGAGCTGGCGGATCCTGACCTGGTTCCTTCTCCCCAGCCGCCTAAGCTCACTGCGGAACTGCTCCAGCCGTTCATTACCCCAGGCGAGGAACTCCTGGGGGGTGGTGGTACCGCCCAGGCTCACCCGGTTGATGGCAAAGCTCGCCCACTCCACGGCGGCGTAGCCCTCGGCGCCGGTAGCCACCAAGTCTTCATACCTGGTGGGGATGGTTGACCCCTCGGTATCGAGGGTGTGGAGCATACCGTAATAAACGTTGCAGTCGCAGCCGTCGGGAGTCTCCTCACCGAACAGGGTCAGGGCGTGCCCCCACAGGGCGAACTTCTGGTAGCTGGGTGGGAACATCTCCAGGGGGTATTCCACCGCCTCCACCATAACCCGTTCGGTCAGCGGGGAGATATCAATCACCCTGGAGCCGGCGGTGGTGGGCAGGGTGGCCTTGGCCGGAAAGGGAACCGCCTCGGAAAACTCCTTTACCGCCCGGGCGATGTGCCGGTCAATCTCATCGTCGCTCCAGCGGTAGTTAGCCGCGTCTTCGTCTTTTAGGTCGCGTCTGACAACAGTTCTCATCGTATTCAGGTCCATAGTTTCATACCTCCCCCCTTGTTCGGTATCTCAATCTTAGCGGTAAGTCCATCAGCGCCCTCTCCCAGCTCGCTGGCAAACAGGTGCTTGAGCAGACCCCCACCCCCGATTTCACTGGCTTCAGCGCCGTAGCCGGCCTCGGCTGCGGCCAGCAGCCGGGCGATAAAGGCCTCAACACCCGAGCCGCTATCGCCTCCGGCCAGCACAGCACTGTATGCCAGCATAGCCTCCACTCCGTAGCCGGCATCGGACGAGGTCTTTGGCTGCGGTATTTGCAGGGAAACAAAGGCGTCAAACCCGGAACCGGCATCGGACGAGGTCTTGGCCGCCGGAGTCTGCAGGGAAACCAAAGCGTCAACGCCGGAGCCAGCTTCGGGCAGGGCAATATCCCTGGCCGGTAAAGAATCGGCGCCGCTGCCGGATTCAGCGCCGCTGATGGCAGCCACCGGATTCGCTGATGCTCTGGCATCGGCCCCGGCGCCTGAGTCTGAGTCTGACTTTTCGGTAGCCCCACCCCCGCTCGGGGTATAGGTGCAGTAGAGAGATATCTTTCTCTGGACTGAAGAAAGCGAAGATAATGGGTCAGGCCAGCCATCATATGTTTGGCTCTTGAATCTGCCTTGTGTTGGGGTATCTCCTGTATCATAAGGAACATAGATAGCACTACTACCCTGCCCACCCCAAACACACAGAAGATAATCTATTGCACTTATAGTAAGGTCGTTTAAGTCCATCGCTACGGGATTAGCAGGGTAATTAGGTGTTATTTCCTCACCATATTCAGTGGAGGTATCAAAGAGAGCCAGAGTATCAAGAATATAGATAGCACACTTGCCGGTAGCACCTTGCCCTGCTGTTCCCTTTAACCAAGTTGACATTGTATTCGCAGTTCCGGCAGCTCCAGTAGATACGAGTCCTTTAATACTATTGTAAATAGTCCAATCTGAACTTCCCTTGATTGTGTACCCGAAGTCGTCGTCTATCGTTACTGGATAGACGGCATTATCAAGGAAACTCTGCGGGATAGTGACTGTTCTTATTCCCTGCCCGACATTTAGAATGCCCCAACACCTATTCCCCGCATTGTCATAGATTAGAGGCCGATACCAGTGGAAGGCTTTGCCCGTCTTATACTTCTCGGCCTCGGCCTCCCCGGCGTGCATATTCCCCTTGCTGGCGTGGTAGACCGCATAAGAGCCGACTACATTTTCGGGGCGGTTGACCAGAACATTCCCGTCAAGGTCGGTAACCTGCGTATCGGTGACCAATATATCTCGCTGAAACTCTTCCGACCAGCCTTCTTTGAACTCCTCGGTTAAGGGGGGCTGGTAGCAGAATTTGAGGTTATCGGAGCCGAAGTCAAGCGGGAAAATATTGGTTCCGGGTTTTTCAGGGAGGATAATATTAAACTTGAACCCGTCTGTCCCCGCAAAGAACTCGGCTCCGTAATCTCTCCCCTGCCAGAGGATTTTTTGGTTCTGAATGGCAGGCAAAATCTTCTCGTTAGTCGGGATAGTCAAAACCAGAGAGCACTCAGTCCCCCAGCGATTCAGCTTGGCACAGGGTTTAAAGTCGGCGGAATCCTTATCGCCTATCTCAACCCTGTCACCCGGAGGCAACGTTATTTCATAGGTAGTGTCGTTTATCCTTAGCGGATCCATTCAATCCTCCAATAGCTGGCCGCAATGTCGGCGATTATCAGCTTAAGGTGATGCTTACCTCCAGGGTCCAGGTGCCGCTGGACTTGGTGCCCAGAGACTCGACCTTGCGGTTAAGGCACTTGCCGCTGGCCGACTGCTTGACCACCCACTCGTTCCAGGCGTAGTTGGCTTCACTGTCGCCGAAGCTGGCCTTAAAGGTCGCCTTCTGGTCGGTGGAGGTGGGATAGCCGCTCTCCATGCCCTTGTAGGTCTTGTTGGTGGCGGCCTGGAGGTCAGTCTGACTGGCGTTGGCGGCGGTGGTGGAATCACCCACGCCGACCTGGGCGTAGCTGTTAGTGAAGTGATTGGCCGAATCGCCGATAATCAGGTCCCACATCTCGTCGATGCCGGTATTAAGCAGGCAGTTGCCCTCGCCCTCGACTACCTCGTAGGGCTGGAAACGCTCGTAGAAGGCCGCCTCGTTGCCCCGGTAGGGTTCGATATCCTGGTGGTATTTAGCCAACCGGTAGCGGCATAACCATCGGGCTGTATCCTTATTTCTCATTCTCTTCTCCTCCTTGGGGGGAGCCTGCTAGAAGAGGCTCCCCCGAAATTGGCTTTTTAGTCCTTGACCCCGATTAAAGCGGCCGCCTTGATTGAGCTGAACAGGGCCAGCGAGCAGTACCACTTAATGCGGGTTCTTGATGCGTCCTTGGTCTCCAGCGAGCCGATTGGCTCCACGGTGAGGTGGCCGGGGCTGGTCAGGCCGCAGAGGGCCCCTTCCCCTACCTGGAAGGCGTATATCGTGGAGCAGCTGCCGCCGGTGGTGTTGGTCTCCACGCCGCCGCTCAAAGTATGGGTGTCCAGTATCCAGTCGTTGACGCCGATGGGGATGCCGTCCCAGAGCTGGACGAAGTTGCCCCAGTTGTCCCGGTCGGTCTCCATCATGCCGCCAGCG